CAGTTATTGCTCTTTGCAGAGTCTTGTATTGTACATGTATTTGTTTATGTAGATGGCTTCCACTAGATTGTTACGCCCTTAGTGGCTGGGACCTCCGTGTTTGTACAGACGGGTTACTGCTAGCAAACTATTAGTTATCACGCCGGTAAACTAGTAACGGCGGTAAGACCCTCTCAGAAGGAGGGAATGGGAGCCAACACAGACACGACCGCAATACAGGAAGTCACTGTGGTAGCAGTGACCGTCACCGTAATGGATGCAGTCTCAGCGGTTGCTGTAAATGTCTCGAAGCTCAACGCTGCGGTTGCACCGGCGTTGATTATGGACGTCTCGGCGGTCTTGTTGACACGGCCGACGGCGGCTCCGGTTGTGTTGAGTACGGTAATGACGGTTCCGACGACAGACAGGGTTAGGGCGTATTCCTCGCCAATCACCATCCCTGAAAACGTCAGGACTGCTACCCCTGCTGCTGACAGGGCCGGCGCGCCAGTGGAGACTGGTACAGCACCGAACGGCGTTGCAGCCGCGATAGTCCCTCCAGCGGAGACAAGAGCTCCAGTCTGGAAAAAGCCGCCAGGCGGTACATGCGGGTTGTAGAGAGTCACATCATACTCAACCCACAGCTTGCCTGTGTTGGCAGCAGCGTCATCTGAACACGCAGCGAAAAAGTTTCCCGAATCGTACGTCTTGACGTCTTGGTTTGCTGCCAAGGCCCCATTGCGAATGTACTTGCGCCGTGTCTCACCGTTGAGCAGGTCAGGCTCACACTCAACTGCGAATGGTATCCACAAGTTGGCTTCGATGACATCGGTGTACGCAGACAAAGCAGTCTCTGAGGCCGGGGAAGGATCAGCGGCATCATAGTCTGGTCCCATGATGAGGTTTCCGGCAATCCCGGTTCCAACAGATGGCACCCACACGAAGCGGAGTCTGTTGAACCTGTAGGTTTCGTACCCCGCAGCCTCGTTAGACAGCCACGGGAACGAGAGGGCCATGCCTGGGTTCAAGGCGATGGACTTGAGAATGGTGAATGCACCAGAGCCAGGGGTGACAACCTTTGCAACCTTCTCACGGTGGATGATGCGCTGCTCATTGGCCGAACGAGTGAACATCGGTTGAGCCTTGCGCATCACGGTGCCTTGCGCCACCGGAGCGAAAAACGACCCCATTCCGCCCATTGCGACGTCAGCTGGCGCCCCGCGCTGGGTCTGGGCCCTGCCGCGCTTGGCGTTACGCTGTCTGGTTCGTCGTTTCTTTTGCGGAGCTTGAGGAAGTGGTGCAGGAGCATTGCCAGCAGCCCTAGCACGCTTGCGGCTAGCGCGAGAGCGTGGAGGGGCATTGTTGTTGTTATTGGCGCTCATCGTTTCAAATAAGCTAGTGTCCAATTTCAGACACTCGGTGCGACCGAACCAACACACTTTTCCGTCTCGGTGAGTCCGAGGGATGTTTAGGCTGTCCTCTGCCAAATGACTGGTTAGGTGGGCGTGGCGATTTGTGGTCGCTAGGGGCACGACCCCCTTGCTCTCCCTGCCTATCTTCAGTCACCTTTGTTTACCCGGTTGGTCCGGGAGATGTTGAGGCTATCCACTGCCGTAGCCCGGGGTTATCTCAGAGAGTGATGCCCGCAGTCTTCGCTGCTCGCGCGCGGGAGGCCTCCCACTTCGCGCGGCGCTGTGCGTACTCATCATCCAGCTCATCTGGCTTACGCCCGGGGGGGGTCCACTGGCAAGGGCAGGGGAATGGCGCACCGGTCTTCTTATTCAGAACAACTGGATGCTCACACGCGTCAGCTTCCCCTTTCCCTTTCTCAATAGACTGTGCAGCCTTAGCCGCTGCCTTAGCGACAGCTTTGCTTTCATGCACCTGGACATGTGTACTACGCCCAAGCTTGAAGATGTCCCCCTCAGTCAGCTCGACTCCAGCTGGCAGGGTAACTTCCCCATTCATGATGACCACCGTCTTAGGCAACACGACTTCAGCCTCACCAAACCCAGGACAATGTAACAACTGGGTAACGGAATCGGTGCGGGAGAGCCAAGCCACCAGACCGGCACGGTCAAGGCTGAGCTTGAGGCAGGCCTGGTCAATGACGAAGTCCATCCATGGAGCACGGACATTGACGACAAAACCAGATCCCACCTCAGCTGTTGGACGACTCCAGCGACCCGTGCGCTCGGCTGCATCAAGCAAGTCACTGACGACAGGAGTGTTCATGTCAGTGCACGCGAGACTGGTCAGCTTCTCAAAGAGCTTAAGCGCAGCCTTGGAAGGGTGCGCTGCTTGCGGGTCAACGGTGAGGTGCAACTTCACAATCATGCGACCGAAATCGATCATGGTGTTAGTGTCGCCAGTGAACACCTCGGGGCTGTAGTACCTACCTAAGAAGTTCACACCCATTTCTCCTCGGGGAACGAAAACACATTCCATGCTCATTCCGAAGTCACGGGCCACCTGCTGGAAAAGTTCAGCATCTAGGTCTGCTGTGAAACCATCATCCCCACCATAAAGACCGAGCCCAACCCACGCTTCACTGGGAGTGTACCCTTGCAAGCGTAACGCAGCGTATGAAAAGAATGCACTGCGGGCCGAGTTCAAGGCCGCAGTGTCTGGAAAACCC